TGGTAAGGGTATTCTGGACTGTGTATAGCGTTCAAGGATTAAAGAAAAAAGAATTTGAATCAATTACTTATCGTGGAGATGAAAAGGGAGCTGATGAGACAATAAAATTATTGGAAGAAATTTATGGTAAACAGGAGGGAGCAAACGGGGGAGGCTAGAAACTTAGGTCGTTGGCTTTGCAATTGTTTTTCTGGCCTTCCCCATTATGGGGGGTAAAATGAAAGGAATTGAAAACATAATAGAAGAGGAAATTATCAAGCCCCAAATCAAGAGACAAGTTGGATGGGTAGATCCTAGTGAGGTAAGTTCTCAGTCTGCCTGGAACAAGGAACTGGCTGATATCAATTGCTCACTTGACCTAAGCAAAGAAGGGCACGAAACTGAACATTTAGATATAATTTCTCATGTTTACAAAAGAAAAATAGATATATTCAGATGAGAAGGGTTTGTTTGTATCCTATCAGGTACAGATTTCATCATTGCGATTATAGGAGAATGCTGGCAGACGGATTGTACCACTGCCTTTGTAACTGCAAAGAGTGTGAGGAATGTATGAAGACCTTTTCACAAGAAAAAGAGGGCTTACCCAAAATGGTGGTGGAAATACTAAAAGATATGAATACGAGGCTAAGGGATGGATAGCTTTAAAGGAGGAAGGTCATGAATAAAAAACTTTTTATTTTCTTTTTGGTTTTAGTTTTTTCCTTTGCTTGTGCCTCAACCCCTAAATATAGTGCTAGGCTTCAAAAAAACTACAAGATAATGATGACCCAGGCAAATAATTTGGCAAAGGTGCTCTGTAAATACAGCGAAATGTCCTCTTGTTTTTGGAGAAGCCTGCTAGGTGAGGACATAAATAAATTGCCGCATGAGGCCATTACTATACTTGAACGAATTGAGCAGATAGTAAAGGGCAAAAAGCCAGAGGAGCTAACAGACTGTGAAAAGGGAGAAATACTGGGCTTGTGGCTTAGGTTTAGCTCCCTTGTTGGGGAGGAGGTTGTAAGCAGGCTGCCTAAGGATATAGCCAAATTTGTAGCCCTATTTTAAAGATGGTTTTATTGGCATCTATTACGGACTTGTGTGACCCTTATTATTATATTCCTCTTACCCTTCTGTTGGATGCAAACAAGGATATCTTTATCGGGCTTGCAGGGGACAGGAAAAATATAGCAAACGTATGGGCTATTTTTAAGTCAGAAAATTGCCAGAGGATAGAGGCATTAGCTTTTGTGTTTAGGAAGTTGTTAGAAAAACGGGGGATAAAATCAAAGTATCTAGTACAGATAAGAAAGAAAATGCCAGATTGGGAACTTGTTAGATATGAAGGAGTTACTAAAAAAGGCCAATAAGATATTTTTTTCAGATAGTCATATACCGAGGAATAATCCATTTTTCATTGAGTTTCTGGACTGCATAATAGGAGACTCTAAGGCTGTAGTCTATGGAGTAGGCGATGTCTTTGAGCTTATTGAATGTACAAGAGATGAGGTTATAGAAAGAGGCGCTGCCGAAATAGCCCTACTTAGGGCACTTGCTAAAGAGAAACGCCTTAAGCTTTTGCCTGGAAATCATGACCCAGATGCAGGCAGATGCCTTGGTTTTCCCCGTTATTTTAGGGATGATAGGGCTATTTACTACCTTGGGGATAGGCCTTTTTGGCTATTACATGGGCATCAATTTGACTGGGTCTGTAAGCGACTTCCCTGGAGGCTGCTTGGCAAGGTACTTCCATTCTTTATGACCCCTGGAAAAGTAAAGGCAAAAGGCCCTAAGCCCTTTAATAGGGCAGTAGCCAGGGTTTATAATCGCATCTTCTCAGAAAAGAAAAACATTATATTTGGCCACACCCATTTTGGCTGCCAGATCATAAGGGAAAATGATTTTACTTTAATTAATCTGGGTGACATGTTGGATAGCTGCACCTGGGCAATGGAGATTGAGGGAAGGATTTATCTATGTAGGAAATGGAAGGTAATATCCGATGGGCCTGTTAGAAAGGTTTATTGAGGTTGATCCTAAAAAGGCTGCCCGTAAGGAAAGGGCAAAGAGAGATTTCTTTTATTTTTGCAATTATTATCTTAAAGAGGCCTTCCCTACCCCTTTTGCAGAATATCAAAAGGTAGTTATAGACATAATAAATAAAAGGGCTCTTACCAAGGCCCATATCAGGGCACTAAAGCCATTTATAAAGTCTGACTATCACAAATACTTAAGGCCAACTGCTCATCTTGCAGGCATTCTTGATGCTGAGCCCAGGGATCATGGTAAGACCACAAGAATGACCCAAGCCCTTCCCCTTTGGCTAGCTGTTACGCAAGAAAATCAATTCCCCGTAATTATTGGGGCAAGCCTTGATGTGGCATGCGACCACTTTTTAGATTCAATCAAGTTTGAGATAGAGAACAATGAGCGGATTAAAGAGGACTATGGAGATCTCAAGGGTAGGGTATGGAAGAGAAATAAGATAATACTAAAAAACCGTAATGCCATTGCGGCTGTGGGGTCTAGGGGGGCAGTAAGAGGAATAAAAGACAGGTACAGAAGGCCGACCACGATAATTTGTGATGACCTGCTAAAAGAGGATGAGGTTGAAAGTAAAAGGGAGAGGGAAAAGCTTTACAGATGGTTTAAAAGAGTAGTGATGAACCTAGGGAAGGACGCCCTAATCATTGTTGTAAACACAATAATGCATCCCAACGACCTCATCTCTACCCTCTTCCTTGAGCTAGAGGAAAAGGATAGGCTAAAGGGGTGGATAGGGATAAGGCTAAGGGCTATAACCCCAGATGGCAAGCCCCTGTGGCCACAAAGGTGGAGCCTGGAAAAGCTGGAGCAGAAAAGGAAAGATTTAGGCAGTGAGGCCTTTAGTACAGAGTGGCTGAATGAGCCACTAGAGGAAGGGGCTAAGAAGTTTAGGAAGGGATGGTTCAAATATTATGATCTGTCAGATATCCCCTGGTCTTCCCTTCCTAGGACAATGGCAGTTGACCCTGCAACTGGGAAGGAGACTGGGGATTATTCAGCCATCGTAATTGTGGCAAGTGACGGAAATTTCTACTATGTGCTTGAGGCATGGGCTAAGAGGATATCTGACCTTGATCTGATAAGAAAGATAATAGAGCTGTATAGGATATGGAAGCCTCAAACAATTAGGTTTGAAATCCAGACGTTCCAGGAGATATACAAAAATCAGCTGCTTAGAGAGGCTATGAAAGAGGGGATCATGCTGCCGGTTGAAGGGGTAAAGCATACACAGAATAAGGAGTTTAGGATCTCAAAGCTCTCCCCACTTGTCGAGGCTGGCTTGATTAAATTTCGAAAGGAGCAGAGACTTTTACTTGAGCAGCTTGAGAACTTTCCCAAGGACTTTGATGATCTTCCTGACGCACTAGAAATGGCTATTACGAAAAAGCCGGAGCCAAGAATCAGATGGCTTTGAAGATGGCTGTAGTTTGAAAAAAAGATTATATATGCTAGAATGTAGATAGAGGCCTAAAGGCCCAGGACCTATATCCTGGGCCTTTTCTTTTTGGGAGGAAAAAACTGGGTCTAATCTCAAAAATAAAACAGCTCTTTAGAAAAGGAGAAGTTGGGCCTCTTAGAGATGAACGCAGAATCTTTATGCCCCTACGCCTTCTGCTTGAAGGCCAAGGGGTCAGTAAACCCTACTCTCAGCACTCCGTTGTATATAGCTGTATATCTGCAATTGCAACAAACATAAGCCAGGTCCCTTTTGTGCTATATGAGAAAAAAGGGGAGAGAGAAGAGCCCCTTGAAGCGGATCATCCCCTGGTAAAAGTTTTTGTGAAGCCAAATCCCCTGATGGTCTCATCTGACCTTTGGGAGGCTACGGCAATATGGTATTGCCTAAAAGGAGAGGCAATCTGGATAGTAGAAAGACAAAACCCAACCCAGCTGCCAAGAGAGATCTGGATATTTAACCCAGACAGGTTCAGAATCATAACAGATGATAGGACTGGGCTTCCCATTGGCTGGGAATACCAGGGCAAGCAAAAGATTGGGTTTGCCTTACATGAAATAGTCTTCTTTAGGGCCTACAACCCTTATGATGATCTGAGGGGGATGAGCCCAATTCAGGCTGCGGCAGCGGGCATTGATCAGGACTATTGGGCCTCAAAATATAATGAAGCCTTTTTTAGGAATGACGCTACTCCTGGAACAGTAATAAGTGTCCCAGGGGAGCTTACAGATGAGCAATATCAAAGGTTAAAACAGCAATGGGAAGAAAGGCACGCAGGGGCTGAAAAGGCCCATAGGGTTGCAATCTTAGAAGGCGGGGCAAAGGTTGATAGAGTAGGCCTTTCCCATAAGGACATGGACTTCTTACAGCAGCGGAAATGGAATAGAGAAGAGATTATGATGGTCTTTAAGGTCCCCAAGCATGTGCTCAGTATCTATGAGGACCTGCGGACCTATGCAGGCATAAGGGTAATTGATAAGGGGTTCTGGCAGCAGTGTCTTATCCCCAAAATGAAATATTTTGAGGCGGTCTTATATGCAAATCTTTTGCAATATCTAGAAGGTGGAGATATTAGGGGCAAATTTGATTTGTCAGGGGTTGAGGCCCTGGCAGAGGACTTTGACAAAAAACTTGAGAGTGCAGAGAGACTGTATAGGATGGGGTATCCTATAAATGCCATAAATCAAAAATTAAATCTTGGTATGCCTGAAGTTCCTTGGGGAGATGTGTGGTGGGCGCCATGGAATATTACCCCGATATATCAAAGGCCTGCTGAGGGGGGTAAAGAAAAGGCCAAGATAAAGATAAGTGCAGATAGGGCTGATGAAATATGGAGGGCATATCTTAGGCTACATGCTCCACATGAGCAGAGGATGGCTAGAAAGATAAAACGGTACTTCTTTGAGCAGAGGCAGAGGGTGCTAAAGGCGCTATTTGAGCTTTTGGGCAAGGAAATAAAGGATATCAAGGACTATGCAGATGACATATTTGATACAAACAAGGAAAATGAAATTTTAAAGGTCTTGGTAAAAGAGCTTTTGCTTGATGCTATGAGGGAAGGCGTGGAATCCCTTGCAGATGAGCTTGGCATAGAAATCTCTTTTGACCCTACCCATCCTGATGCTGCAAGGTACCTTGAAAAGAAACTAATACAGATAACTAGGATAAACGATACCGTTAAGGAGCAGATAAGGCAGGCAATAAGGCAGGGGCTTGCTGAAGGTGATACCACCCAGGAAATAGCTGATAGGATAAGAAAGGTTTACAACTTTGCCGCTAATAGGGCTACAACGATTGCCAGGACAGAGACAGGTTCAGCTGTGAATGGAGCAAGATATCATTTTGCAAGACAACACGGGGCCGTTCTTCACACCTGGATTACCGCAGGGGATGAGCATGTCAGGCCCTCACACCAGGCCTGCAATGGAGTGACGGTGAAGGTCGGGGAGAAGTTTCCAAATGGCCTGAGGTTTCCAAATGACCCCAATGGGCCCCCAGAGGAAGTCATAAATTGTAGGTGTTTATGTATATATTCAAAGGTTTAGATTTGCATAGTTTATAATTCCTTGTTAAAATTAAGATAGAAAGAGGCCTAAAGGCCCAGGATGATAAGTCCTGGGCCTTTTCTTTTTGGAGGTAAGATGAGGCAAATAAAAACATATAGAGGAAAAATAAAGGCTATAAATGAAAAAGAGCATAAGGTTACAGTAGTTGTTTCAGATCCGTCCCTAGATAGGGACGGGGAAATAATCCTTCCCTCAGCTTGGCAGTCAAGGCTTGACTCTTACAAATCCCATCCTGTATTGCTTTCTTCTCATGACTATCGTGACCTAAGAAGGCAGCTAGGCAGGGCAACTGATATTTTAGTGACAGAAGAAGGGCTTACCTGTGAATTTGAATATTTTATTGGGGAAGGAAACGAAGAGGCCGACTGGGGCTGGAAGCTAGTAGAGAAAGGAATAGCTGCCTACAGTGTGGGGTTTATAAGCCATAAGGCAGTCAATAGATTTGACTCTGATTATGAAGAGTTGATAGGGCAGCTTGTAGATCAAGGCATATTGCAGGTAGGGCAGATCCCACATCGCATTTACCTTGATGTTGAACTGCTTGAAGTCTCACAGGTCTTGGTGCCAGCCAATCCAAATGCCATCCAGAGGGCACTTTGTGGGGATGATCCCATAGCCTGTGAGATAGCAAAAAAGATTAAGGAGGGCATCATGGAAAAGCAATCAACTTGGAGGGCAATCCCATATTCAAGGCATGGGGATGTGCCAAAGGCAGATGAGGATACTAGGTGGGATGGGCCTGCTGAGGTAGCGGCAGCAGATGTTGAGGATCTAAAGATGATGTGTCTTTTTGAAGATAAGAATAATCTTGACATAAAGAGTGGATATAAAGGCCCCCATCACCACCATCAAAAACCATATAGGGTGATCTGGAATGGTGTAAGGGCGGCAATGGCTGCACTACTTGGGGCAAGGGGCGGCTTTGCGGATATACCTGAGGCTGAACGGAAGAGTGCATATAACCATCTAGTAAAGCACTATCAACAATTTGAAAAAGAGCCTCCTGAATACAAACAGTACAGTGAGGAAGAACTTAAAGCTATGTTTCCAGATATCTATGGAAAGCAGGTAAGCCTTGAAGATTTAGAGAAACTAATAAGGCAGGTAAATGAAAAACTAGACGCCAAGCTTCAGATTGCCTCAGAGGTAAGGCAAATTAATAAAAAACTAGATGAGGCCATAAGCCTACTTCATGACCTTTCGGCTATGCAGGCAGATGCCAATGCAGGCCAAGAGAGGTCATATATCGATCTGGTCTTCAGAGAGATTGAAGATCAAAACAAAAAACTTAGGGAGGTAATAAGAGATGGAGAAGGATAAAATTATTGCCGCTTTGGCAGAAAACAAAAAGGTTATAACCCAGGCTGTAGAGCAGTATCAGATCAAGCTATCTGAGATTGAGAAGAGGCTTGGCTTCATAGAAAGCCAGTTTAAGCCTGGGGAGAGGTCAAAGATTAGCATTCCAGGGCTAAAAGAGGAGATGGAAAAGAAGGGATTTTCCGTTCTCAAGATGATTCGTGGCATTAGGTTTGGGGACTGGTCAGATGCTGGCTTTGAAAAAGAGGTCCTTGACGCAATAGCAAAGGATATGGGGACTGCCACAGGCTCTGCAGGTGGGTACCTTGTCCCCGTGCAGTACATTGCAGAGCTGATTGAGATGTTACGGGCAGAGGCAATAGTAATTCAGCTTGGGGCTACTGTCCTTGATAACCTGAAGGGAAGCCCAGTAGAAATCCCCAAGCAGACAGGAGGGGCAACTGCCTACTGGGTAGGAGAAAATTCGGCTATCACTCCCTCAGATCTTACCCTGGGGCAGGTAAACCTCACACCTCATCAGGTTGGCTGCTTAGTGAAACTAAGCAATAGATTGCTAAAGTTAGCCACTCCAAGTGCTGAAGCAATGGTAAGAAGGGACATTGCCCAGGCCCTAGCCCTTGCCATTGACTATGCAGCCTTAAGGGGATCTGGCACAAATAATGAGCCTACTGGTATCGCTAATACCTCAAATATAAATACAATAGCAATTGGAGCTAATGGCGGTGATTTTCTCTTTGAACACATTGTAGAGATGGAAGGAAAGCTTGAAGATGCAAATGCCTTAAGGGGCAGGCTAGGCATTGCGTGGCATGGCAAAGTGAAAAGGAAACTTAAAAAGATGAGGATCCCACAGTACAGCGGTGATAGTGGTGGCCAGTATGTGATGCTTCCAATGTCTGACGCACAGCTAAGGGACCATATAGGGTATGACTTCAGGACCTCAACCCAGATTCCCACAAATCTAACGAAAGGGAGCGGTTCAAATCTATCTGAGGTCTATTTTGGGAACTGGCAGGAGCTAATAATTGGGCAGTGGACAACAATGGAATTTATGGCATCTCAGGAGACAAGTGACGCATTTGCCAAAAATCAGACATGGATCAGGGTAATCTCAGAGGTTGATATAGGGCTAAGGCATCCTGAGAGCTTCTGTCTCTGCAGTGATGCTAAGACAACATAAAAATAAAACGGGGAGGCTAAAACCTCCCCTTGAAATTCTAAGGAGGATAAGATGAGAGAAGTTGGTGGAAGCGTTAAGACGCTGATGGGCATTGCCCCTGTGGTAAAGACTGCCGATGCCACAATAAATGGCCCAGGAATTGATAGGCGTGGGTATGAGGCTGCTGTATTTGCCCTTGAGGTAGGAGCAAAGGGGGATCAGACAAGTCATACAGTTGACTGCAAGATTCAGGAAAGTGATGACAATTCAAGCTGGAGTGATGTCTCTGGGGCTACCTTCACACAGATAACAGGAGAAAATCAACACGGTGAGCTAAATCTAAACCTCCAGGGCAGGAAGCGCTATGTAAGGATGGTAGTTACCATTACCATTACGGGTGGGTCCTCACCATCAATTGCTGTGGGTGGCACTGTAGTCCTTGGAAATCCAAAGCAATTGCCTGCATAAGGGGAAGGCTATGAAAGTAAAAGTAAGAAGGGGCTATACCCTTTTCTATAAGGCACAGGCAATTGTCGGGGAAGACCAGATAATTGAGGTCGACCCTCAAGCTATAAAGGGACAGGAATGGAAAGTTGAGATTGTAAGGGAAGCTAGGAAAGAAAAGGCCATGAAGCAGCCCCCTAAAGACAAAATGGTAAGACGCTCAAAAACTAAATGAGAGTAAATGAAACTTTGCAGTCTTTTAGAGCTAAAGGAATATCTTGAGATTGATGCCTCAGTAACAGACTATGATAGTGCACTGATAGACGTGATAGAAAAGGTCTCAAAGGAAGTTGAGACCACGCTAAATCGAAAGCTAAAAAAGCAGCAGCGGGTAGAGTACTTCCCAACTGGCAAAAAAATTTATTCCCTTTCTGCATATCCTGTTGATGAGGACTCAATTACGGTTGAGGTTTGGGGCAGCCAAAAGACAAAGGACAGCGATTACTTTGTCTGGGCTGACTCTGGGATTGTTGAATTTGTAGAGAGCACAGGTACTCCCTGGCCTAAGAAGGTGAAAATCACATATACGGGGGGCTATGAAGAGGTAAATGGCATTGTGCAGGTACCAGATGACCTAAAGAGGGCAGTAATTCTTATCTGTGCATTTGACTTTAAAAAGAAAAGAAAAAGTGAGCTTGGCATTGACCCTGCAACATCTTTGTATCCCTCATCTGAGACTAGGCTGCCTGACTCACTGGAGATGAGGGAGGCTAGAAGGATATTGGCAAGATACAGGAGGATCCCTTATGGTTAGCTGCAAGGTAGAGGGGCTAAATAGGGTCATTCTTAAGATTGATAAGCTGGATGAAGAGGTTATGGGCGTGATAATGAGGGTGTTTAGAAGGCAGTCTCAGTCTATGGCAAACTACATCATAATAAGGCATCTTACAGGGGGGACGACCTCTGATAGGCTGGCCCGAAGGACTGGAACACTTGCAAAGTCTACAAGGCCAAGGAAGGTAGAGAGAAAGGGCAAAAAGGTAGTAGGCGGGGTAGTCCTTGGTACAAAGTATGCCAAGGTACATGTAGGAAAGAAAGGGAAAGTTACTACCATAAGGCCAAGAAGGGCGCAGTTTCTTGCTATTCCCCTTTCTGCGGCCAAGACGGCGGCAGGTGTGCCCAGGGGAAGGCCAAGGGATTTTGGCAATACTTTTATTCAGCGCTCAAGAAAGGGAAACCTTTTAATCTTCCAGAAGCGGCTTGGCGGTATAGTGCCCCTGTTTGCCCTAAAGAAGGAGGTGAGGATCCCCGCTAGAGTCCACCTTGAAGAAGTAGCCTCTGCCTTTGCAGGTAGGATTGCCAGGGATATAGAGCAAAGTATTAGGGCTGCGGCAAGAGGATAGGCTTAGATGGCATACACGATAAAAGAGATAGAGGATGCATTAATAAACACAATCAGGACAAACATGACGTATCTTAAGACAGTAAAAAGCTATCAGGGAGATTTTGAAAGGGATATAAAAGAGGTGCTGATGTCCTTTCCCTGCGCCTTGGTGATGTTTTCAGAAAGGAGGCCAGCTACAAGGGACTACAGCGAGGAGCTTATCTTTTCAATTATTGTTGCGGATAAAAGCATGGCTGGGGATCCGAAGACTGGCAGCACTGGTACCTATAAGATGCTTGAGGACCTAAGGAATACTCTATACATGCAAAAGGCAGGGCTTGATATAGAGCCTATTGAGCTTGTCAGTGAGACGGCCCTTATAAATACAATGACCTTTTCTGCCTATGTGGCAGATTACAAAATAACACAAAATGTGGAGGATAAGATATGGAAGTAGTGTATAGAGGAGAAAGAGAAACATATCATCCAAGGCTTGGTTTGCTTGTCCCAGGAAGGCCTTTTGAGCTGCCTGAGGGGACTGCAAAACGCTACATTAAAATCGGGCTTTTAGAGAGATATGTAAAGCCTGAGCCCGAGGCAAAAGGGAAAAAAGAAAAGAAGGAGGTAAAGTAATATGGGTGCTATTACAGCGGCAGAATATTTGATTGCCCTAAAGAAGGCAGCAACTTGGGGAACTGCAGTACAATGCGGGCAAAACGATGGACTGTTAATCCTTTCAGAAGGCCTAAAGGGGGCAATAGCTGCTCATCCTGATGATTCGGCAGGACTTAGCTGGCTTGAGAGGGAGGATAAGGGGCTTTATGACCCCGTGAAGGGAAACCTAGAGGCATATCTCAGGTATGAGGGGCTTGATGTGGTACTTGCACTGGCAATGGGAACTGCAGGCACTCCTCAACAGCAGGGCGATACTGCAGCCTATAAGCACACTTTACAGCTTGCAGATGATCTTGATGGCCTTTTCTGCACAATTGCCCAGTTAAAGCAGACAGACAAAGTTTGGGAGATCCCAAGTGCCAAGATCCATGGATTCACTATTGCAGGGGATATAGGGACACCGCTAAAGATTACGATTCCCGTACTGGGCACCAAACTGGTTTTTAACTCCAGTACCAACACCCCATCTACCATGGATAATGTGACCTATCCTGACAAGAAAAACAGAGTGATATTTGACCCTGCAACAACTGTGATAAGGATGAATGACCAAGATGGTGCTGCTCTGGGGGATAGTGATAAGATCTATCCTAATAGCATTGAGATTGCCTTTGATAGAAAAATGGAGGCAGACTATACGCAAAACGATTACATAGATGAACCTGTGCAGGTTGATTTTCCTACTATCACTGTAACTCTCAAATTCCCAAGATATGACGCAGTTAATCACCAGTACTTTTTGGATTGGGATGCCTTTACGGCCAAAAAGATGGATATCCTGTTTAAGGGTGCTCAGATAGAGAGTGACTACTACTACCAGATGAAGTTTTTATTTCCCAAACTGAGGGTGGACGATCCTGAGGCTGCTATGGGTGGAAAGGGGAAGATCCCAGCAAGCATAAAACTTGTGGCATATAAGGCAGATAGTGCACCTTCTGGAATGACTGGTATTACTCTCCCATTTCAGCTTGAGATTATAAACAAAAATGACAGCAATCCATTAGGCTAGGAGGCCAAATGAGCTTCATTGAAATTATAGAGGAGCAGGAGACCTTTGAGCTAAAGGGTGAGGTCCCTTATTTTACAGATGAGGGGGAGCAGAGAATAGCAAACTTTGGTGACAGTGTAATAATCTGCAGGCGGTTTGGCTCTGAGGAATATAGAAATATAAGGAAAAAATACATCAAACGGTCAAAGGATAAACAGGGGCGGCCTGTTATCTGGGTTGATCCTGAGGATGAGCTGAGGATTAATGATGACCTGCTAGACTACATCATAGTTGATTGGAAAAATGTCATATCGCCAACCACAAAAAAGCCAATTCCATGTACAAGAGAGAATAAATTAAGGCTTCCTGGCAAGGTCAAACTGGCTATCATACAGGCAGCTGATGCCGAATCTGTAACTGGCCTAGCAGAAGAGACTAAGTCCAGGCAGAAGGAGGAAGAACTAAAAAACTAAGGGATTTCCTCCTCTTTAGGCTGGATTATCCTCACATAAACTGTGAGAACTGCAGACGCCTTAAAGAGGAGGAAGGGATAGAACCTGATTGTGAGCACTGTAGGCTACCAATTCTTTTCCCAGAAAATGAGCTGGCACTTGAGGTATACAACCTATGTACAAGCAGCTTTGTCAGGGATACAGGGGCAATACAGCTAGTTTTTGAGGCATTGGGGCTTAAGATGACAAGAGCAGAGCTTAGATGGCTGCTTAGAAAACTTATTTTAATACATGACATATACCAAGAGCACATAAGACAGCAATACGAGGCTACCGAAGAGCTAAGGCAAAGGGGACAAATAAGGCACTAAGAGGCATAAGATGGCCGAAAACACTATTTCAATTATCCTTGAGGCCAATACAGCTAAGTTTACCAGCGGCATAAAGAGTGCCGAAAGGACCCTGAATAGCTTTGGGGAAAGGGCAAAAAGTACTGCAAAGGCCCTGGGTGCCTTATCTACTACTGCTGCTGGCCTTGGTACAGGATTCCTCACCCTGTCTGTAAAACAATTTGCCTCTTTTGATCAGGCAATGAGAAATGTGCAAAGTGTTTGTGGAGCTACAGAAGAACAATTTAAGAAACTTGCGGCTGGAGCAAGAGAAATGGGAAGGCAAACAGCCTTCTCTGCTACTGAAGCAGCTAATGCCCAATATTATCTAGCTTCTGCCGGAATGGAAGTAACCGAAATTCTTGCCACTCAAGAAGCGGTAATGAAGCTTGCAGGAGCTACTCAGTTCGATCTTGCCCAATCGGCCGAACTCGTTGCCTCTACACTCTCACAATTTTCCCTAAGTGCAGAGGAATCAGGAAGAGTGGTAAATGTGTTTGCCGCTGCCTGTGCCAATAGCCAAGCAACAATGGATAAACTTGCATATTCAATGAGATATGCTGGTCCCGTGGCCCATAGTTTAGGCTATAGCCTTGAAGAAACTACAGCAGCCCTAATGGCCCTCTATAATGCAGGCTACAAAGGAGAACAGGCAGGGACAATCCTAAGAGGCGCACTAAGCAGATTAATTGAACCTAGTAAAGAGGCTACAGAGACACTAGAAAGGTTAGGCGTACAGATAATAGATAGTAGCGGTCATATACGTCACTTGGCAGACATCATTTATGACCTACAAAAGGCAGGCATGACTGCCCAGGATGCCATCAGGATATTTGGTCAAGAGGCTGGTCCTGGCATAATGGCCCTAGTTTCTCAGGGAAGTGAGGCCCTTAGGGCATATCAGCAAGAAATCACAGGTACTAGCAAGGCTTGGGAAATGTATGATGTCCAGATGAGTGGAATAACAGGCACATGGAAAAAATTTACAAGTGCCTTAGAGGATCTGAAAATTACCTTTGGAGAGGCAGTTGCTCCTACTCTTAAAAAAATAACTGACCATATTACAAATCTTGTCAATGCCTTTAACAAACTATCTGATTCCCAAAAAGAAAGTATAGTCCGTGCCACACTTGTTGCCACAGCCATTGCGGGCATAGGTGGGCCTATGCTCCTTTTGATTGGCTATCTGCCTAAGGCCACGGCAGGATTCGAATCTTTATCATCTGCCATGCTTAGAGTGGGTGTACCCATAGCGGGTATTGTTGCCTCGCTTGCCATGCTTAAGGCCTCTTTTAGTGCCACAACTGCAGATGTGGCCAAAGATGCATGGTGGATGGCAGAAGAAATCAATAAGGCAATGTTATGGCTGCTTAAGCCTATAACTGAGCTTCCAGAATGGATGCAGGACCTAATTTTGCCTGGAGTACGAAGCCTTACAAAGGCACTAGAGGAAAACATAGCCATCTGCCGTGAGCAGGTAGAAATATATAGCAAAGAGGCTGAGGGGATAATCCATAAAACTGGTGAGGTCTTAAAGGAGTGGGGTGCCAAGACAGCGGGGTTTGCTGAAGAGATGTTCTCTAAGATGGTTAGCCAGGCAGAGGCTGCCATCTTAAAGGTAGATGATCTAGCCAAAAAGATAGAAGGTCTGCCCTCAGAGAAGACAGTAGACATA